ACAGTCTTTTCTATAAATATTCTATAGAGTTAAAAAAATTAATATATAAGAAAAGTTATGGAAATGAACGTCACCGACCGTCACCATCACTTTAAAAGACTGATGGGAGTAAAGAAAAATGAGAGAAAAGTATATAGAGCAAAAATTAGTTAGTGAAGTTAAAAAGCGTGGTGGCATTTGTTTGAAACTTGCATCAACAGGATTAGATGGTATTCCAGATAGACTGGTATTAATGTCAAAAGGCAAGATTGCTTTTGTAGAGTTGAAAGCACCAAAACAAAAACCAAGAAAACTCCAACTTGTAAGAATTAAGAAGTTAAAAGAACTGGGATTTAGTGTATATGTGTTAGACACTTTAGAAGATATAGGAGGTGTAATTGATGATATACAAACCACATAATTATCAAAAGTATGCAACCGAGTTTATTGAAACTCACAACGAGTCAGCAGTCCTACTTGATATGGGACTTGGAAAAACATCAATAACACTTACTGCAATAAATGATTTATTATTTGATAGTTTTGAAGTTCACAAGGTTTTAGTAATTGCACCTTTAAGAGTTGCAAGATTTAGTTGGAAAGCTGAAATAGAAAAATGGGAACACCTACATAACTTGAAATATGAAATTGTAGTAGGAACAGAAAAAGAAAGAATAGCTGCTTTGAGGAACAATGCCGATATTTATATTATTAATCGTGACAATGTTAAGTGGCTAGTTGAAAAAATGGGTTCTAAATTTAACTTTGATATGGTTGTAATTGATGAACTATCATCTTTTAAGAATTACAACTCACAAAGATTTAGAAGTTTTATGAAAGTGCGACCTAGAGTTAAAAGAATGGTTGGATTAACAGGAACTCCATCAAGTAATGGATTAATGGATTTATTTGCTGAATTTAAAGTGCTAGATATGGGAAAAAGGCTAGGAAGATTTATTGGAGAATATAGAAACAACTACTTTGAACCAGATAAGCGAAATGGTCAAATAATATTCAGTTATAAACCATTACCAAATGCAGAAGAACAAATATATAAGCAAATATCCGATATTACGATTTCTATGAAATCAACTGATTATTTAGAAATGCCTGAATTAATAAAAAGCAACTATTCTGTAACTTTAGATGATAAAGAATGGAATAAATATCAAGAATTAAAAGAAGATTTAGTATTGGAACTTCCAGGAGGAGAAATAACAGCAAGTAATGCTGCAGTACTATCAAACAAATTAATCCAAATGGCAAATGGAGCCATATATGATGAAAATGGAGAGTTCGTAGATGTTCATAGTAAAAAATTAGAGGCTTTGGAAGATTTAATTGAATCAGCAAATGGAAAACCTGTACTTGTTGCTTATTGGTTCAAACATGATCTTGAAAGAATTGAAAAACACCTAAATAGTAAGAAGATTGAATTTCAAAGGCTTGATAGTGACAAAAGTATCGAAGATTGGAACAACGGAAAAATATCAGTTGCACTTATTCATCCAGCATCAACAGGACATGGCTTAAATCTTCAAGATGGTGGTTCTACAATTATATGGTTTGGACTTACTTGGTCTTTAGAATTGTACCAACAAACAAATGCAAGGCTATGGCGTCAAGGTCAAAAATCTAAAACGGTTGTAATAGAACATATTATTTCAAAAGGCACTATTGATGAACAAATAATACAAGCATTAGAAGGAAAATACAAAGTTCAGGATTCGTTGATTAGTGCAGTAAAAGTAAATCTTAGTAAATCAGAGTCAATCCGAGGGTAATCAAAAAGAATCGGAGGTTAAAATATGACAGCAAAAGAATACTTGTTACAGGCTCATTATTTAGATGAACGTATAACATCAAAGACACAACAGATAGCATCCTTAAATGAATTAGCAACAAGATGCACGTCTACCATTTCTGATATGCCAAAGAGTCCTAATCGTGGAGGATCAAGAATGGAAGATTGCATTATTAAAATAATTGATTTAGAAGATAAGCTGAAGGAAGACATTGAAAAGCTAATAAACCTAAAGCAAGAGATAATGGAAGTGATAAGAGCAGTTCCTAACATTGAATATCAAACCCTTCTTGAAAAGAGGTACTTGTGTTTCAATACCTGGGAACAAATATCTGTTGATATGAACTACTCAATACAGCACATACACCGTATGCATAGTTCAGCTTTGAAAGAAATTGTAGTTCCAAGCTAAGATGAGAGTAAATGTGATAGTATGAGACTATTGTCTTGTGATATCATTATAATGGAAGAAATTAAAATGATGAAAGCCTTATGGGGAAACCTGTAGGGCTTTTATTATGGAAGAAAGGAAATAGAAAGATGCCAAAGAAACCAAAGCGTCCATGTTCTTACCCAGGATGTCCACGATTAACGGACGGTAGGTTTTGTTTAGAACATGAGAAACAAGAAAACAAAAGGTATGAACAATACGATAGAAGTCCAGAAGTAAAGAAAAGGTACGGACGAGTTTGGAAAAGAATAAGAGATAGTTATGCAAAAGAGCACCCTTTGTGTGAGTTGTGTTTGGAGCGTGGAGTTTACAAACCAACTGAACAGGTACACCATAAGCTACCACTAGCAGAGGGTGGAACACATGATAGAAAGAATTTAATTTCACTTTGTAAATCATGCCATGCAAAGATTCATGCTGAACGTGGAGATAGATGGAGAACCAAACCAAAGTATTATGGGTAGGGGGATCAAAATCTCTACGAATTGTGAGCGTTGCAACGGGCGTGGGGTCTTATGTGTAAAAAAAGCGAATTCAAAAGGGTATTAAAGGGAGGTGAGATTAAATGCCAACAAAATCAAACAACATCGGTGGTAGAGGTGGTGCAAGAATTGGTGCTGGAAGGAAAAAATCAGCAATAAAAGAAAAAGCACAAAATGGAAATCCAGGTGGTAGAACATTAGAGACTTTGGATATTCCAGAAATCGAAGGAGCAGAGATGCCAAAGCCACATGAGTTCTTATCTGAAAAACAACGTGATGGAAATGAACTACAAGCAAAGGAGATATATCAGGAAACTTGGGAGTGGCTAAAAAAAGTAGGCTGTGCTCAAAAAATCTCGCCACAGCTTTTGGAGAGATATTCAATGTGTAGTGCAAGGTGGATACAATGTGAAGAACTAACTAACAAGTTGGGACTTTTATCAAAACATCCAACTACTCAAAAGCCAATACCATCGCCATTCATAAATATTGGTATCAATTATATGAACCAAGCAGTTAGATTATGGAATGAGATATTCCAAATAGTAAAAGAAAATTGCAGTACTTCTTATGAAGATGCTGCACCACAAAATGATTTGATGGAGAGACTATTAAGAGCAAGAGAGGAGAGAAAAAAATGATAGAAAAGGTTAATCCAAAGCACCCAGATAAAATTGCAGATAGAATTGCAGGTGCAATAGTTGATTTAGGATATAAGTTACAAGACAATCCTAAAATAGCAGTTGAGGTTTTAATAGGACATGGAGTTTGCCATGTAATTGTTGAAACATCAGTAGATTTTAATAAGGAAGATATAGAAAATATCATCACAAGAATAGCAGGAGATATGACAAAAGATATCGTATTAGTTCCACAAGATATACACTTATCAAAAAATCAGGAGAAAGAGATTAGATGTGGAGATAATGGAATATTTAAGGGGACACCTTTAACTGACGAGCAAAAGAAGTTATCTGAAATTGCTCGTTTTATTTATGAAAAATATCCAAGCGATGGTAAGTACATTTTAGATAATGAAAAACTAATTATTTGTCAAAGCAATTGTAAGACAGAGGAATTAAAAGAATTGTATCAAGATGCAACAATTAACCCACTAGGAGATTGGACAGGAGGCACTGATGTTGATACAGGTGCTACTAATAGAAAACTTGGTTCTGATATGGCAGATGGTGTAACTGGTGGAGGACTTCATGGTAAGGATCTATCAAAAGCAGATGTGTCAGTAAATATTTATGCTTTCTTGAAAGCTCAAGAAACTAATGAAGTTGTGAAGATATCATGTGCTATTGGTGATAAAGAAGTAGATGGAAGACCTTATGAAGAAATAGTAAACATTGCTAAAGATTACATTGAGTCTATCGGTGGATTTGAGAAATTCGCTGAATGGGGACTTTTTTAGGAGGTGGATAAAATGTCTAAAACAACAACAGAAATGCAACTAATATCAATTGATAAATTAGTTCCTTATGTGAATAATGCAAGAACTCACTCGGCAGAACAAATATTGAAACTTCGTTCTTCACTTAGAGAGTTTGGATTTGTTAATCCAATAATAATTGATAGAGAGTTTAATGTAATCGCTGGTCATGGAAGATTGATGGCAGCTAAAGAAGAAGGAATAGAAGAAGTACCATGTGTGTTCGTTGACTACTTAACTGATGCTCAAAAGAAAGCATATATTTTAGCAGATAACCGTATGGCAATGGATGCAGGTTGGGATGATGAATTATTAAAAATAGAAATGGAAGAGTTACAAAATCTAGGATATGATTTAGAGTTTACAGGTTTTGATGAAAAAGAACTAGCTGACTTATTTGGAGTAGATGACAAAGAAGTAAAAGAAGATGAATTTGATTTAACTGCTGCCCTTGAAAAAGCAAGTTTTGTTGAAAGAGGGGATGTGTGGTTTGTAGGAAAGCATAAGTTGATGTGTGGTGATGCAACATCAAGTGAAGATGTAGCAAAACTAATGGAAGATAAAAAAGCAAACTTAATCTTGACCGACCCACCTTACAACGTAGCTTTCAAAAGCTCTGATGGATTAACAATCCAAAATGATAGTATGGATAACAATGACTTCTATGAGTTCTTATATTTATCATTTAAAAATATGGCAGACCATTTGGAAAACGGTGGAGCTGCATATGTATTCCATGCTGATACAGAAGGTTTGAATTTTAGAAAAGCTTTTATAGATGCAGGATTTCATTTAGCAGGTTGTTGCATATGGGTAAAAGATAGTTTAGTACTAGGTCGTTCAGATTATCAATGGCAACATGAACCTGTATTATATGGCTTTTTACAAAATGGAAAACATCCATGGTATTCAGATAGAAAACAAACTACTATCTGGAACTTTGATAAACCTAAAAAGAACTCAAATCATCCAACTTCTAAACCACTTGATTTATTAGCTTATCCAATAAACAATTCAACTCAAGCTAATGCTATTGTTATAGACACATTTGGTGGTAGTGGATCAACACTTATGGCTTGTGAGCAAATGAATAGAATTTGTTACACAATGGAACTTGATGAAAAGTATGCATCAGTTATTTTAAGAAGATATGTTGAAGATACTAACGATAGTGAAAATGTGTATGTAATTAGAGATGGTGTAAAGATATTGTATAAAGATTTAGTTAAAGAGGTAGAAGTTGATAATGGATAAAGAACTAACACTTGCAAGTTTATTTGACGGAAGTGGTGGTTTTCCATTGGGTGGGATGTTAGCAGGTATTAAACCTATATGGAGTTCAGAGATAGAGCCATTTGCAATAAGGGTAACAACTAAAAGATTATCAAAAGTAAAGCATTATGGTGATATTACAAAAATAAAAGGAAATGAAGTAGAGCCCGTAGATATAATTACATTTGGAAGTCCATGCCAGGATATGTCGATAGCGGGTAAAAGAGCAGGATTAGACGGAAGTAGGTCTAATCTTTTTTATGAAGCAATAAGAGTAGTAAAAGAAATGAGGTGTGCAACAAATGGAGAAAAGCCAAGATATATTGTATGGGAGAATGTCACAGGAGCCTTCTCTTCAAACAAAGGAGACGACTTCAAAAGTGTCCTTGAAGAAATCTGCAAAGTCAAACATCAAGAATTGTCTATTCCTAAACCTGCAAAGTGGCAACAAGCAGGAACGATTATGGGAGATGATTTCTCAATCGCATGGAGAGTATTTGATGCTCAGTTTTGGGGAGTTCCCCAGAGAAGAAATCGTATCTACCTTGTCGCAGATTTTGGAGGAAACAGTGCCTCAAAAATACTATTTGAGTCAGAGGGCTTGTCAGGGTATTCTAAGGAGAGCTTCAAGTCGTGGCAGGACTCTTCCAGAAACATTGAAGATAGCATTAGAGAATCAGGCAAGTTAGATTTATTTGAAAATCACTCGCAAGATTTAAGATATAAAGGACCATTGAATGTTGCACCGACAGTTCTTTCAACTTATGGAACTGGTGGCAATAATCAACCATTTATTGTTCATTCAAAAAACTACGATGTAAGATTAACATCTGAAGGTACAAAGAATGCAAGGAATAATGTGTATGAAACAGAAACGTCTAGAACTCTTGATACTAATGGAAACTTTCCAAATTCAAATCAAGGTGGAGTAGCAATTGTTTATTCGACAAGCAAGAGTTCATTTCATATTAGAGCAAGTGAAAATCTAGCTAATACATTAATTGCAACTGACTATATGGATCCTCCAATAGTGAATGATAAGTTAAGAGTTAGAAGACTTACACCAAAAGAATGTGCAAGACTTCAAGGCTTTCCTGATTGGTGGTGTTCTAATTTAGAAACAAAAGAACCAACCAAAGAAGATATTGATTATTGGAGAGAAGTATTTAATGAAAGTTCTAAAGCAGAAGGAAAAAATAAAAAAGAAAAGACAGATAGCCAAATAATTAAATGGCTACAAAATCCTCATTCTGATTCAGCTGAATATAAGTTATGGGGAAATGGTGTAGCACTTCCATGTGTTTACTTTGTTCTATCTGGAATCGAGTATTACGCACACATCACTTGATAAATATGTGTTTTAGAGTGATATATGTAATGCAAGGAGGTAAACAATATGATGTTTCCAAAAAAAGAAATCGTTGAAAGAATACGAAAAGAATATCCAAAAGGAACAAGAGTAAGGCTTATAAAGATGGATGATATGCAGGCTCCACCACTTGGAACAGAAGGGACTGTAATTGGTGTAGATGATACTGGATCAATTATGGTTGCCTGGGACAATGGTAGTTCTTTAAATGTTATTTACAATGTCGACAAATGTATCAAAATATAGCAAAAAATATACACTTATTTTGCCTAAATGACTTGATATATATGCCTTTTAGAGTGATATATATACATAACAAAAAAGGAAATCTTATATAAAGAAAGGTGAGTAAGATGAGTGAGAAAGCATTAAGACAATCCGAAAAGATGAAAGAACAGACAATCGGAGTAGAAGTTGAAATGAATAATATAACCAGAGAAAAAGCCGCAAAGATAGCTGCAGAGCTATTTGGAACAGGCAGATACGAATATACAGATAGTAGAAATGGATATTTAACATGGTCTGCCTGGTCAAGCGACGGGAGAGAATGGAAGTTTCAAAGGGATACAAGTATCCTAGGAGTTGAAAGTAAAAAGTGCGAATTAGTAACGCCAATATTAAAATATGAAGATATTGAACTTTTACAAGAACTAATAAGGCTTTTAAGAAAAGCAGGAGCAAAGAGTGATGCAACAAGAGGATGTGGAGTTCACATTCACATTGGAGCAGATGGACATACACCACAAACGATGAGAAACCTAGCAAACATTATGGCTAGTCACGAATTATTAATAGCTGATGCCTTGAAACTTGATTCAACAAGAATAAGCAGATATTGTAGAACAGTTAATCCAGAGTTCTTAAGAGTACTTAATAGAAGAAAACCAAAAACAATGTCAAAGTTTGCAGATATTTGGTATCAAACACAAAATGCGAGTTATTCAAGAAATCATCATTACAACGATAGTAGATACCATATGTTAAACTTCCATGCAACCTTTACTAAAGGAACTATTGAATTTAGATTATTTCAATTTGATCCACCAGCAGAAGGAAAGCAAAATGGACTTCATGCAGGTCAATTAAAAAGCTACATTCAATTTTGCCTAGCATTAAGTCAAATGGCAAAGGATGTGAAATTTGCATCAGCTAAAAGACAACAAAATGAAAATCCAAAGTATGCAATGAGAACATGGTTATTAAGATTAGGATTTATAGGAGATGAGTTTAAAACAGCAAGAGATGTATTAACCAAAAGACTTGAAGGTGATACAGCATTTAGACAAAAAAGAGTAAGCTCAAGGAGTTAGCCTCCTGGTACTTTAATCGGCAGCGTTTGCTGCCTTAAGGTGGTAGAAGGGTAATCCCTTGAATAGAAAGGAGGATATCTTATGAGGAGAAGATATTATATTGCTTACGGTAGTAACTTAAATGTAGGACAGATGAAATTCAGATGTCCAACTGCAAGGATTATTGGTACAGCAATTATTAAGGATTACGAATTATTGTTTAAAGGAAGTAAAACAGGCTCTTATCTAACCATTGAAAAAAAGAAGGGTGAGGAAGTTCCAGTTGTAATATGGGAAACTCAAGAAAGTGATGAACAAGCACTTGATAGATATGAAGGATGCCCACAATTCTATTACAAAAAAGAAATGATAATTCCTATTAAAGGGATAAAATCAAAAAAGACCAGAATAAGAAAAGCTTATGTTTATATAATGCATGAAGATAGAAAACTAGGTATTCCAAGCGTTCATTATTTAAGAACTTGTTATGAAGGCTATATGAGATTTAATTTTGATCCATTGTATCTATTAGATGCACTAGATAAAAGTAGGAGGTTAGATTATGAAGAAGGAAATTAATAGGAAAAGAAAATGTCCACAATGTGGAGCAGAATATCAAGGACATCCTGCGATTTCAAGAAAAGATAATAAAACACCAATATGTCCAGACTGTGGAACAAGAGAGGCTCTTGAATCAATAGGAATTGATATTAAAGAACAAGAGAAAATTATTAGAACAATACATAGAACTCAAGAAAAATAAAACTAAATAAAATATATTTTTTGAAAGCACTTCATTTATGGAGTGCTTTTTGCGTTGAAGGGAGATGATAAATTGAGAAAGTTGAAGGACTATAAGCCAACAAAGTTTATGGCTAAGACAAGTTACTATGATGAAGATGCAGCAGATTTTGCTGTTGCTTTTATTGAGAGTCTTTGTCATACAAAAGGTACATGGGCAGGAAAAAACTTTGAATTAATCGACTGGCAAGAACAAATCATCAGAGACATCTTTGGAATACTTAAACCAAATGGATATAGGCAATTCAACACAGCTTATGTTGAAATCCCTAAAAAGCAAGGTAAGTCAGAACTGGCTGCGGCAGTAGCTCTTTTATTAACCTGTGGTGATGGAGAAGAAAGAGCAGAAGTGTATGGATGTGCTGCAGATAGAAACCAAGCAAAAATTGTATTTGATGTTGCAGTAGATATGGTTAAGTTCTGTCCTGCACTTTCAAGAAGAGTAAAAATACTAGAGTCACAAAAGAAATTAATTTATAAACCAACAAATAGTTCATACCAAGTATTATCAGCAGATGTTGCTAACAAGCATGGTTTCAATACTCACGGAGTTATATTTGACGAATTACATACACAACCTAATAGGAAACTATACGATGTAATGACTCAAGGTTCTGGAGATGCAAGAATGCAACCATTGTATTTTCTGATAACTACTGCTGGAAATGATACTAATTCAATTTGTTATGAAATACATCAAAAAGCTAAAGACATTGAAAAAGGAAATAAGATTGACCCTACATTTTATTCAGTTATTTATGGTGCTGATGAAAGCGAAGATTGGACTGATCCAAAAGTATGGAGAAAAGCAAATCCATCGCTTGGAATAACAGTAGCAGAAGAAAAAGTAAGAGCTGCTTGTGAGTCAGCAAAACAAAATCCTGGAGAAGAAAATGCATTCAGGCAGTTGAGATTAAATCAATGGGTTAAACAATCAGTAAGATGGATGCCAATGGATAAATGGGATTTGTGTGCTGGAAAAATAAGAGAAGAAGAACTAGAAGGTCGTGTGTGTTATGGAGGACTAGACTTGTCATCTACAACAGATATAACGGCTTTTTCTTTAGTCTTTCCACCAAGAGATGATGAAGAAGAATACATTATTCTACCTTACTTTTGGATACCAGAAGATACTCTTGATTTAAGAGTTAAGAGGGATCATGTTCCTTACGATGTATGGCAAAGACAAGGCTACCTTCAAACTACAGAAGGAAATGTAGTTCATTATGGATATATTGAAAAGTTTATAGAAGAACTAGGAAAGAAGTTCAATATCAGAGAAATAGCATTTGATAGATGGGGAGCAGTTCAAATGGTTCAAAATTTAGAGAACATGGGATTTACTGTTGTTCCATTTGGACAGGGATTTAAAGACATGAGTCCACCAACTAAAGAATTGATGAAACTAACTCTTGAAAAGAAATTAGTTCACGGAGGTCATCCAATCTTAAGATGGAATATGGACAATGTCTTTATTAAAACTGACCCTGCTGGAAATATAAAAGCAGACAAAGAAAAATCTACTGAAAAGATAGATGGAGTAATAGCAACAATCATGGCACTTGATAGAGCAATAAGATGTGGTAGTACCTTAAGTGAAAGTGTCTATGATAACAGAGGAATTTTATTCTTATAGAAGGAGATGAATAAATATGGGAATTTTTAGTGGCATATTTAGGTCGAGGGATGCACCTAAAGAT